TAAAACAATGAATGAAAGTAATAAAAAAATTCAATTACTAACCAAAAAATAACAAATAAGTGATGAAAACCTGCCGCAAAGGTAGGCAAAAACCGCAAAACAACCGCAAAATTTCAACAACTTTTTTCAAATAATTTAAAAACCAACCAATTATGCCCGCGAATATCCACGTCTGGAAAGCGTGTAACCGTCAAAAGCGGTTCGCGAGTTCGAATCTCGCTCACTCCGCGCAAAATGGCCGTATATGCGACGATAACCCGTCGAATGAACAATGTATCAAAACGGCGCAATTCGTCGCTATACGGCGCAAAAAAACCGCAAAACAACCGCAACGAATGAAGAAGGTACACCTTTCGCTGTTTTTTGGTCGTTCGTTTGACAAATTCGATACCGCGCCGCTCATGATAGCGGTTAACCACGACTCGTCGTCGTGCTACATCCCGCTGCCCGGCATCCGCCTCCGGCGCGACCAATGGGATAAGAGCCGCCGTCGGGTTGTGAACCACCCCCGCGCCGATACCATCAACTCGGTTGCCGTCTCCACGTTGGGCCGCGCCCTTGATATTGTAATGTCCCTCGGCGGCGTGCGTGGATTGACAACGGCGCAAGTTCGCGACCAAATTGCCGAGCGGCTCTTCCCGCCCGCCATGGCCGACACAGGCGTAGCCGCTGTCATGCGCGAATATGCCGCGTTGTGCGGACGAGAGAATACCGCCGACAAGTATCACCAAACCCTTACACACCTCGGCCGCTGGCTCGGCTCGCGCCGCCTCCGTCAGCTCCAGTTCGCCGATATATCGCCCGAATGGCTCGCCGAATTCGATCGCTATCTCATTGCCTATTGCCCGAGCGTCAACTCCCGCGCTATCCATCTGCGCAACCTTCGCACCATCTTCAACCGCGCCCTTTCGCGCGGCATAACCTCGGCGCGTTACCCTTTCAAGCAGTTCAAAATCAAGACTGCCCCGGCCGCCCCTGTGGCGCTGTCGCTTGAGCAGCTGCGGCGGTTGTGGCTGTATCAACCGACCGCGGAACCGCACCGATACGCCCTCGACATATTTCGCCTTTCGTTCGCCCTCATAGGCGCGAACCTCGCCGACTTGAGCGAGCTGCAAAGCGTGTCGCAGGGGCGCGTCAATTATACCCGACGCAAGACAGGGCGAGTATATTCGATTAAGGTCGAGCCGCCAGCCGCGGCGCTCATCAGGGCGCGCCGTTCCGAAACGAGCGGTCGGCTGCTCGACATTCTTGACCGGTACAAAAGCGTCCATGTGGCCACCTCGATTATCAACCGCAACCTCAAGGCGATAGCCGAGGAGCTGTCGTTGCCGCCCCTCACGCTCTACACCGCCCGCTACACATGGGCAACGCTGGCCATGTCTATCTCGATACCTATCGAGGTTATAAGCCAAGCCCTCGGCCACACCTACGGCATGGCGGTCACACTCGGCTATATCATGCCCGACCGGCGCCGCGTCGATGAGGCGAATAGACAGCTGCTCGCGCTTTTGTGATGTAGCGAAATGGGGATAACGATTGGGGATATAATGGGGATAAGTGGTGCAAAGTGGTGCAAAGTGGTGCAAATAACAAACCCATCAAAACGCAATGTTTCAATGGGTTGTGGCTCTTTTGCAAGTGGTGCAAAGTGGTGCAAAGTGGTGCAAATATATTATACCCCTCAATATCTTTTCAAAATCGCCTACTTTTTCGGAACTTTTTTCAAATATCAAGCGAAAAATAGCCCCGAAAACCGCTTAATATGTAAACAAAAGTTAAAAATAAGCCTATTTTGTGATTTTTTTGTGGTAAAATTTGCACACACCAAAAAAAGTCCGTACCTTTGTATCGTAAAAATAAAGAAAATAACAAATTACTACAAACTTTTTAAAATTACGATTATGCAAAATATTAAAGAGCAGCTAAAAGAAGTTGGTACATATAACAGCTGGAAAGGGTATATAGATTTGTACTTTACCAATAAACAACTCCGAGAGCTTAAAAAGTTTGGTATCACAGCAGATGATACAATCAAAGAAGCATATAACAAATTATAAACCATATAAAAATTTTACAGCTATGACACTGAAAGAACTTGAGAACAAAGTAAGCATCAGCCGCGCCAGTGGCCACGGCCAGTACAGAGTTACGATCGAGTACCGCGGAAAGGAGTACTCATGCTTGAGCAACAATACCCTCGCCTACGATAGCCTCCCGTCTATCAGCAACGCGGGCGGGTGCTGGGACGATACCGACCTACCTATGACGAGAAAGCAAGCATTGCAAAGCTTCTACGATGAGTGTAAGCGCGAGAATGGACTAAAGTAATGGCCAAAATGGACAAAATCGAACTTGGCGAACGCATAGCCAACGAGCGCAAGGCGCAGGGAATTAGCATCCGCGCAATGGCAGAAAAGGCCAACACAAGCACGCGCGCGGTACAAGCCGTGGAAAAGGGGTGGTATAATGTCGGCATCGACACCTATCTGGCCTTAGCCGATAGGTTAGGCCAGCAAATAGTTCTCCAATCCAAATGACACGACAGCGACTCGCCCTCCCGGACGGGTCGCTTTAATTACAAATTATCTATAAAAACCCCGCTCGCCTGCCCTCTCGGGTTGTAAGCGGGGTAAACATTAATTACTACCATATTATGAAGAAAAGTCAATTAGCCATCTTTCTCGCCTTATACGCCGCCGCCACGGCGATAGCCAGCAGCGCCGCCACGCCCGCGCCCATCAGCAGCTTTTGCCACCACCGCAGGATGTTGACCTTACGCACCTCCACCTCTTTCACCTTGACGGGTACTTCCACCCGCTCGGCGATGGTGTCGACACGGGTCACGAGGTTCACGCCCTTCAAGGTGTGCCAACGCTCGATAACCACCGTATCACCTTTGATAAAGGTGGTTACGCTGTCGTGACGGTAGAGCGTGTCCCGCACATGGTCTACCCGCACTCGCTCGGTGGTATGCTCAATGGTAACGGGCACTTCCCGCTCTATGGTCTTGCAGGACACCAAGAGCAGGAAAAGTGTACATATTATCGCTATAATCCGTCTCATATCTTTCGCTTGAACTCTTCCCACTTCTCGCTGTCGTTGCGCTTGCCTGCGCTCTTGCCCTCGGTTGTGTAAAGTGCGCCGCCATTCCACGACACCAAGCCTGGGCACAGCTTGCCGCTCGCGTCATAGTGTCGAATAACCCGCTCTTTCGGGATATTGTACTTGCGCATCAGTATGCGCGTCAACTTCAAAGCGTTCTCGATAGCGGCCTCGGTGAAATACCAACCGCTATGGTTCGGCACGTCTGCGCTCGTTCCTTTCGTGAGGTTGCTGCATATCTCGATTGAAATTGTGTTTCGGTTGGTAACATCGGCCATCGCTCCCACGGCTTTCTTATCGCCGACCGCCCAGCAAAAGTATTTCGTGGGGTCGGGATTGAACTGCACCATGTCGCGGTCATCCACGCCGAAGTCGGCCGAGGCGCGCTTTTTGGCCTCCCACGAAGTCTTCATGCCTTTGGCGCGGCCTGCCGACGAACTGCTGCCTGCGGTGTAGTGAATGGCTAAGTATTTAATTGTTCTGTTTGGGCTTTTGGTTATGCAGCATGTCAGCGGAGTATAGATAACTGATGGGTCAACGCTCTTGCTCACCTCGCTCACGCCCAACGCAGCCCATGTCATTGAGCCGACAATACCGTCGGGTGTGAGGCCGTGTGCGCTCTGAAACGCCCTTACAGCGGCTTCCGTTTTCGCTCCGAACACACCGTCCACCGCGAGACTCAACCGCTCTTGCAGCGTCCTCACGGCCTCGCCCTTGCTGCCTCGACTAATCGTCAACATCTTCCGCCGCCTCCTCTTTCGGCTCGTCCTTTGTTTTAAACTTGTCCTCAATCTCGGCTATGCGCCTGTCGACCACGCCGCGGGCGTAGTAGGCTATGCCGAATATGGAACCCGCGTAGATGAGCGCTTGACCAAGCACCCATAGCACGCTCTCGTGTATCTCTCCCGTGGGCGGAATGATAAACCCCGCCGTTGTTAGCGATATGCCGAACAGTAACATCACCATTGCGCTCGTCACCGCTATCGTGTCCTTTTGCTCTCTTGTCATTGCTTTTGCTCTAATTTGTTTATCTCGTCTCTTATTGCTTGCCTTTCAGCTTTGATGGGTGCATAGTCCTCCTCGCTTATCCACCCCTCGGCGTACTTAATAGCTTTATAGTCGCTCTCTTGCAGCAGCTCTTTAAGCTGCCAAATGCGTTGCTCGTTCTCGTCAACCGATGGCGGTGTTGTCACTACTTCCTTGTAGCCGAGTTTTATCAACCTCGCCCTGCATGGGCTTATGTATCTTCTTCCGTCAACTACGACATATCTGCCGTTGTAGACCTCGCCTTTGGCGTTCTTGTATTGTGTCATATTTGTCTAATATCACTAAAGTTTTTAAAAGCACCCGACACTTTTGCCTCTGCTGGGTCGCTGATATATAAAGTGCTTTTGAAGATTGGCGATGTGGTTGCTGATGCTACCCCGCCTTGTGTGTTGGGTATATCTGCTCTATACCACCACAAACCCTCACTTGGGGTATTTGCGACTTCAAACGCTCGGTAAATACCAAAAGAAGTGTTTGCTCCGACCTCAATCTTCTGCACGTTGTCAATATTCAATAGCGTGCGGTTTTGTTCCGTATTTGTTGGCAAAATCCTTAGTATGTGAGTGCCCGCTGATAGAAATGCCATAGCGTAGGTACTTCCTTTTGTCGGAATTGCCACTTCTACACCGTCAAGAATAGCCCGCACATACATACCAACTCTATTATTATAGAAGATATTCTGCGTGGTGTCGCTGCCAACTTTAAAAGTGACGGTGATATACTCATCATATCTCTCTTTGCTCATAAGCAACTGCCTGCGTCTTTGCATTAAATTCATACTACACCTCCTTAATCACTATAACATTGTCAAGAATATGGAACTCATAGGTCTTGCCTGCCGAAATGCTGTCATTCCCTGCTGCCTCCTCAACGCTTGTAGGCACCACAATGCTATCCCAAGTGCTGCTTGCCGTGAACTTGCCAGCATAGGTACCCATAACATCGCCATAGCCTGTAGGGGCAACAAGCGTGAGCGTCAACTCCTCAACAGGGTTGAGGAACTTGTAGAATTTGTTGTCCTCCAACGCCTGCTCAACCTGCCCGCTGGCGGATACCTCAACATATTGCGTATGCTTGGAGAAGTTGAAATTTAAAATATGTGCACTAATAAGTCCTGTATCCCAACTGTCAGCATTGATGTTGTTTTGGGTGATAGTCGCAAGCCTCGGCAAGACTGACACCCAACGCGCACCATCGAAGATGATAGGCAAATATTCACCAGCCATAAAGGTGGCAGTATTCGTCACTGGGTCAAACCTATTGGTTTGGTTCTTAAAGTAGATAAAATAATCTTCACTTGTTGAGCTATCGGGGAACACAAGCCTAATCTTAAAGTTCTGTGCTACATAGTTGGCAAAGTGCAGTATTAACATCTGCCCCTCTTCCAAAGTACTGAAAGGCACTTCGCATATCATAGGGCTTGTTGCCCCAGTCCTTGTATCCTCAATGATAGGGCACATGTTATCGACCTCGCTCTTGAGATAAAAGTTGTCACGAAGGAGTTTGGGGGAAATTAGAAAACCGCCTGTTGCAGTTCCCGCATTAATCAGCGCTTGAGTAATGGCAAAATAGACCGTGTCCCATTCAAAACCAACAAGCATCCACATATTACTATTATAGACCATAGTGTAAAATCCAGATGCTCTTAGGTCATTTGTAACAACGCGCTTTCTTTGGTTATTATAAAGAAAATAACACTCTATTTGTGGCGTTTGTTCACCGTTGTTCAGTGTAAGCTGTAATGAAGTATTCCCATAGCTATGATAAGTCGGCAGATGTAACATTATCCTCTGCCCGTTCCTCAACTCACTAAAGGGAGCAACGCCTGTGATAGTAGCCACTTCGCTTGTGCGAGTATCCTCAATGATAGGGCAATAATTTGCCAATGCGGTTTGCAATTCCGTTATATCGGTGGGAGTAGGCAGGGTTATATTCCCACCCCTCGTCAGCGACTGCGAGTTAATGGTGGCAACACTACTTTCTTCTACAAAAGTGAGAGGCGTAACACCAACCCCGTTCTCGGAGATAAACACTTGTTGCACCATGTTGCCATAGTGTACGGTGAAGACAAACCCACCACTTCCTATATACTCATTGAGAGCAACTTCCGCACCATCATATATGGCTACTATTTCTCTGCCTGCTTGGTAGGCGGCAAGTATCTCGGCGAATGTCTTATCAGACGACCAAACGGTCTTACCGCCCTCCTCACGGCTTGAAAGCGTAACCTTGAAAGGCTTGCCAACAAAGCGGGCATCGCTCTCGGTTTTGGTGAAGTAAAGGCTCGCATCAAAGACCTCGCTCACGGGTATGCGAATGTCTTCCTTGCCCGCATCGGTGTTAAAAGTTATCACAATGTAGCCGTTATCGACCACGACACCGCTCACCATGCCGTCCTTGATAAAGGCGGTGGCGTCAATCGAGGAAACCACCACGTTGTCATGCGTGAGAAGTATGCGCTTGGTTTGGCTGTCGTACGCCCCGCCGTTGACGTAGCCGCTCAAGTCAACCTGCTCCGCAATCTCGGCCAACTCGGCGGGTGTAAGCTCTATGCGGTCGGCGAGGTCGTCCAACTGCTCCTCGGTGAAGTCCTCGTAGGTGAACGGGTCGCCCTTGTCACCTTTGGCGAAGATATACGCCGCCGCGTCCAACTGCACGCTATCCACACCGAACTCCACGCCATCGCCCAAGCCCGCGCGCTCGTTGTTCTCAACTATCGCTATCTGACTCAAACGATACGACCGCAGACGCGTTCCGTCAGCCTTTGTAATCAGCACCTCAACGCCGTACACGCCGCACGGCACATCAGCGCCAAGCACAAACGTTGCCACATTCCCCGCGATAGTCGGCACGTAGCGGAACGTCTGCCGCTCTCGCACGTTCACTACAATCTCATCGGTGGGGTCGGGAACGTACTCCTCCACCACCTGCCCCGTGCTGCTGATTACCAATCGCTCCAACGGCAAGGCGATGGTCACTTGGTTGCCACGCAATATCTTTACAGCTTTATCTTTCATCTTCCTATCATTTCTATTGAAATGCGGTTGTTGCGCACACCTCTCCCCTTGTACTCGGGATATGCGCTGCTTGACCGCAAAAAGTGGATTATCTCTTGCATATAGCTGTCGGCGATGCCGAAAGCCTCCTCATACGCCGCTTGCCTATCGGCGGCGTCGCTATGGTGTGACCAATCGGCGTCGTTTTGCACGTAAGCATAGCGGGTTAACCGACCCGCGCCAGCCGCTCTCACAAGCCGCGCATAAGCATAGTAGGCCAAGGCTTTTCGTATGCCCTTATGGCTTGCGGCCTCGCCGTCGCGCCCCGTGTATTCGCAGCCGTTTAGCAGGTCGTTGATACGCTCGGAACTTTCGCTTGAAAGAAGGCGGAGCAAGGTGGTGCCGATTGCCGGCTTAATGTCAAGTTGCTCCGCCTCCTCGATACAAGCTGCGCTCAATTTCTCGTCGGCGCTTGAAGGGCGGCCGAGAGCGTCTATATCGTGAAAGTCAATTATTGCCATTACAGTTCGTCGTTTGTGGTTGTTACTTCGTCTTTGCCGCTTGAGTAAACAAGCGGCTTTATCGAGAAATCGCCGCGGGCGACACTCGCCGCGTCGTGCCAATGTGAGAGAACTCGCGAAAGCGCCCGCTCTATCATGCGCTGCTCCTTGTATACCAACGCCGAGTAAAAGTTGTAAGCGTCTTGTATCACGTCGCCCGAAAAGCCAAGCTTGCCGTTGCGGATGGATAAGAATGGCTCCTGCTCAAACGCGCAGTATATTCGCTCTACAACCGAGCGGTCGGTTACCTCGAAGTCCTTGTCAAAGTTCTTGACCGGAAACTCCTTGATTTCGGGCGGCATCTCATTCGCCCCGACAGTGAGATGTAGGATGTTGTTGGAGCGCATATCGCCCTGAAATTGCTCGAGCGTTTTCGCATAGCCGTTAGAAACCTCTTTAAAGAAGTCGTCGTCGCTTTGCGGATCGTCGTTGTTGAGCGATTGGCTTTGCCGAGATAGAAAGATGCACGACGGCAAGAAGTTGTTACGCACATTACGGAACTTCACGTTACTCAAGCCTTCATCCGCCGAAAGTTCGGTTGCCACACTGTCGTACTTCGGCAGAGGATAGGTGTTCGCCCCCGCAGACGAGACCCAAAGGATTTGCCCTTTATAGTAGTCGATACCACCGGCGGCGAATATTTGCGCTTGGAGCACTTCTTGGCGCGGGTTAAAGCGTGGGAAGTAGTCGATAGTGTCGGCGCTAACACGCAGGGTTCGCCCGCCACGAGTCCTTTTGCCCCGCCAATCGGGATGGACGGCTATGCGCCCCACGTAGCCGGCATCATCATCCTCAACCAACCGGCACCGGTCAAAGGGTATGGGCGACAAAGAAGTCACTTTATAGCCGTCCTCGGCTACGCCCCAGTTGACGTGTAGAGCGAAACCGCCAAACCTCGCGAGGTCGCGGCTGATAGCCGACACAACCTCATCGAGCGGTGTGTCTTCCGCCGCGTCAATCTCGCTCAATTTGACGTCGTTAAGCCCGCCGCCCTCGATGAAACGCGCGTATCGGTCAAGGCAAGCCCTGCCGGTAGAGCTCGCGTTGATAAGGTCGCTCATACGCTGCGGGTACAAGTTATCGCGGTCGTACGCTTTGATATGTAGCGAGGTCAAGTAGCTAATATCAATGCGTTCGCCGGTATGCGGAAGTGTTATCGCCCTCATTTTTTACGCTTTTTGGTCTTTTTTACTTCTGCGCTATCCGTGGGTTCTTCGGGAGTGGCGGGTTTCTCGGGAGTGGCGGGTTTCTCGGGGAGCGCGGCGAAAAGCCCTTCCGCCGACGGATATTTGTCAAGATATTCGCGGGCTACCTCGTCCGTGAGGTTGGCGTTGGTGTAGTGTTGCCCGTCAAGGAAAAATAAAGCGCCATTTTTAAGTCTTGCGGTCATTTCTTTCGGTATTTGGTTGTTAGACTTCATAAAAGCATATATCTCAAGGTAAGCGTCGCGCAAAACATCTTTACAGTTGCACTCTCGTAGCGTTTTACGAAAGAGCCGCCAATAGATAGCGGAGAGTGTACTGCGATATTTTAAAAGGCTGCCCGCGTCTTTCAGGCAGCCTTTCATTTCTTCAAGCGCGAGCTGTATTTCTTCACGCGTCATGGTTAGGACGCGGCAGCCTTCAAGGACTCGTACATACTTGCCGTGGCGTTGGCGGTGCCAGCCCACAGGAACAGGCCGCTCACGGGGCTGTTGTTCTCAACAAGGTTGATTAGCCAACCTCCGGCGCTGTCGTCGGAGTAAGCGTCGCGGGTAATCTCGCTCGCGCGCAAGCCTTGGTAGAGGCCAAATACGGGGTATTCACCCGAGGGGTCTTCCGTTTGCACCTCTTGACCCACGTCGCTCTTAACCTTGGCTGCGGCCGAGTGGAGAACCATTACAAACTTGCCGTTGGCCAACGCGTTGATTACGCCGACGGCCTCGGGGCTGTAGTCTACCTCTATCATGGAAACCGTGTGGTTGAAGCCGTGCACGAAGTCGCTTTCAGCCATCTCGGTTGTCGAGCCGGTGAACGGGTTCGCGCCCCGCTGCTTTACCGGATAACCCCGCTTCCCCGTCTTCAGCACCAGTGCCTTTAACAGGTTGCTGTTGTCGCCGTCGAGCATTGTGCGCGACCAGTCGACGTCCTCATAATTGATTATAACCGCGTCGCTCTCATACCCTCTGCCATTGGGGCAGGCAGTACCGATGGAGCCCGCTAAAAGTGTATCACAACTTGCCATAAAATTCTTTTTTTAAGCCGCGCCGCTGTAGGGCTTGCGCCCTACAACTTTGCGGCGATGAAACAACTTAGTAAGCTACCGAAACAAGGTTGTTTTGGCGGATGAGCGTGCCAACCTTATCTTTTGCCTTGATGGTGTTGATTTCGGTTTCGGGGTTGTAGAAAATTTGGACGTCCTCAACCTCGCTGTCGCTTTCGAGGCCAACCAAAAGGTTGTCGTCGGTGGTGAAGACGGCGCGGTAAGGAAGGTAGCGGCTGCTCGTTCCGCTGGTGTCGACGTTGTAGTAGCTGTCGATGATTTCGTCGAAGATGGGCACCGCGCGAAGGGTGATGCCGTTGTAGGTCGCCTCTTGGATGCCTGCAAAGATGGACTCCCATTGCAGGTCGCTGCCTTTGTTGTTGTTGCGGATGTCAGCGTCGAGCGCGTCTTTGAGCGCGAGCGTGCAATAGATAACCTTGTTGCTGGCCGCACGCAGCACAGGGCTTGCGTTGGCGATAAGGCTGTCAAAGATACCGGTGGCGACTCCGGCGGTGGCGATAGCGGCCTTTTGACCGGCATTGGTGGTCTCGGCGTTAGCGGCAATGGTCGTGCGCACCGCGGGGGTTGCGGTGGCGATGGTGATAAGGCGCTTCCAGAAGCCGTCAATCAGGGTAAAGTAATCCTTGTCGACGGTGTCCTTAAGGTTTCCGCCGTTTGTGTTGGTGTCGGCGTTCTTGTCACCGAACCAAGCGAAGCGGATGAGCATTTTCTCGATCGCGACTTTGAGGCGCGGATAGACGATACCCGCTACGTATTGCGCGTAGATTTCGCCGCTCGTGAGGTCGCCAATGTTAGTCTTCTTATTGAGAAGATACGTTAGCAGGGTGGTCTCGAGGTCTTCATAGCAGATTTTCTCATAGATACCCCACGGCTTGATGTCCCACTCAAGCTCGCGAGCGCTGATAGCGTCGGTTCCATAGGTAGGGTTACAGCCTTGAGCGGCCTTGCCTACCAAACCAAACTCGCCGATAAGCCCGAGCTTCTCGCCGTGCTTTTGGCGGGGCATGATTTTACACAGCTTGCCCAAGCTGTCGGGTTCCAAAATTGCGTCAAAAAGCAATTTTCTTACATCCAGCACCGCGCCGTTGTATTGTGTCAGCGCTGATGCGAGTATTCCTGCACTTGCCATAAAAAACAAAATGATTTAAGATTAATAAATTCGGATTTAGATTAGGTCGGCAATCGAGGCCGGCAGCCCGTCTTCTTTCGGCGCGGGCTTTCCCATATCTTTCGGCGCGGGCTTATACTCGCTCTTGGCGCGCTTAAGCCACGCCTTGCCTCCGGCCATTGCAACCATGTTGAGGGTCTCGCGCTCGTCAGAAGTCTTGACGTCGCCTTTCAGCTTCTCGTTTTCCTCTTTAAGCGCTGCGTTCTCCTGTTTCAACTTCTCGATTTCGGCCTTGAGTGCCTCAACGTCGTCGGTGGTCTCCTCTGTAGCGGTTTCCTTGGTGGTTTCATCGGCAACCTCCTCGGCGGTCTCGTCCTCGCTCTCGGCGGGCTTGATTTCGGCCACCACGCCTTCTTTCACAACAATAGTCGAGCCGTCCGGCATTACATATTCGCCGTCGGGGCTCTCGACCTCGTCGCCCACCTCGGGGTCTCCCTTCTCCTTCTTTAGCGTCAAGGTCTCGCCTGTCGCGGTCTCAAGCTCAAGGTTAACGACCTTCTCGTCGTCAACAATGCCAAGCGCCACTCCAAGTGAGCGCCAAGCGGATTTTACTGATTTTTTGTTCATATATTTAGATTTACGGTTAAAAGCCGATTTTGGGATGATGATTTCGTCAATAAACCCGAGCGATTTCGCCTGCTCGGCTGACATTGGCTCGTCTTTGTCCATGATTTCACGCAGCCGCTCGCGGTCGGCACCGGTGCGGTCGACGTATATGTCGAGTAGCCGCTCGGTACACTTTGCGAGGTCGCCGGCTATGCGCTGCAAGTCTTCCTCGTCGTAGCTGTCAGCAAGCGTAAAAGCGGGGATATATGGATTGTGGATGAGGATAGTGGCGTTGGGCGTAGCGCTTCGGTTGCCCTTCTTTGCAGCAAGCAAGAAAAGCGTGGCGATGGAGCTGCATTGCCCGATTACTCTCGCGCTTATCTCTTTGCCGCTGGCTCGCAGAGCGTCGTATATTGCCATTCCCTGCTCGTAGTCACCGCCACGGCAGTTGATAACAAGGTCGAGCGCCGTGTCGCCGTCCTTCATCTCCGAGATGAATGAGTCAACGTCGCGAAAGGTGGTGCCTTCGAGGTCGTTCCACGAAAGCATCACCTTTTCCTCGTCGTTGACGATGTCGTTGTATATGCGTAATTTTGCCACGGATAGAAATTAGGTTAATTAAGATTTCGAAAAAGGAACACGATTTAAAATTACGGTGCAAAATTAACTAAAAATCGCCGAAGTTTTAACATTTGCGGGCGAAATTCAACTGCACCATTTTTTGCAGTGGTCAAATTTCGGCGTCGAGCCGTTGGAGTACCGCCCACACATTGCGCACGCTCATCCGGTATCGTTCCGCCGCAGCCGCGACGGCATAGCTTCGGCCGTACGGCTTTGAGTTGGCCTCGACGAAGTCGTATAGCTCAAGGTGGCGGATGTCCGATGCCGATACACCCGCCCGACACATTCGCAGTGCTACCGGTTTGTGCTGCTTGAGAAATTCGTATGCTTTCATAATCTCGCTCTATTTTGTATCACTTCAACTCTATTTTGCCCCTCGTTGATGTCAACAACGCTGACTACCGGACGCACATTCGCCATAACTTGCGCCATTCGTCCCATTATCACGTCGTTCTGCATTGCCGCCACGCCGGCGTTTTGGCCGTAGATAGGCACGCCGCCCCCGGCTTGGTTGATGGCGCTTAAGTATGGCGCGTAAGCCGCGGTGGCTTTCGCCGTTATCACGCTCTCCCCGTTGGAGAGTTGGGCCGTGATACTGTCGCTCGTTCCGGTGCCGGCACCGAC